ATTGCGGTAGAGGTACTCATCGGACACGGCGTATGCCACATCATCGCGGAGACCTCGGTACATTTGGCAATGGAGGATGTCATCGACATTGTAGGTCGAATCGCAGGCAGCGCAATCCTCGTAGACTACTGCGAAATGGCGCAGGATCCCATTCTTGCCGAAAATCAAGCAGCGCGTGTACGCTGTGGCGATAATGGCATTTTCCGTGGCGTTCCCGTCTCGGAGGAACAGGCGCGTCTGTCCAGTATTGCGAGAGCAATTTATAAGCGTTACGGATGCGACGGCAAGTACATCATCAACGGCAACAGACTGATCATTTGCCAGAGCAATGCGCTCAATGAGGAACTTACGGCAGCATTTCACGGCGCAGAGGTCAATCCTCTCGGCTATTGGACGGGCGGAACCGATGTAGACACGGGTGCTACCAACCGAAAGCTTGGATCGGACATGGCGGACAGCGTTACTGGCGGCGGGCTTCACGGCAAGGACTTATCTAAAGCGGACGTGTCCGTTAACATCTATGCGTGGCTCAAAGCTCAAGACACGGGCATTCCCGTGGAACTCGCGTGCGCCATCGGTGACGAAGTTATCGACGGCAGACCATACGCAGAAATTGTTCGCATTGCGCGAGACTACATCCACACGATCGGTGGCTTTGAAAAATTCGCGGAGTGGGGTCTGGTGTGATGGAAATACGCAGAATCAGCGTCGAGCGTCTGCGTCCCGCAAAGTACAATCCGCGTAAAGACTTGAAGCCAGGCGACCCAGAGTTCGAAAAGCTCAAGCGCAGCGTCGAGGAGTTCGGCTATGTTGAGCCGATCATTTGGAATGAGCGCACAGGCGTGGTCGTCGGCGGACACCAAAGACTGAAAGTACTCATGCATTTGGGATACACGGAGGTTGATTGCGTGGTGCTGGACATCGACGAACAAAAGGAAAAGGCGCTCAATGTGGCACTGAACAAGATCAGCGGCGATTGGGACATGCCTTTGCTCACAGCCCTATTGCAGGACTTGAACGATGGCGGATACGACGCGACGCTCACGGGCTTCGATGTATCCGAGATGAGCGACCTATTCGACGACCAGTCGGAAATCAAGGAAGACGAACCGCCCGAAGCAGCACCGGCTGAACAGGAGCCGTACACCCGTAGCGGTGACATCTGGCTTCTCGGACGGCACGTGCTAATGTGCGGAGATAGCACGAATCCGTCTGACGTCCGTGCGCTCATGGGCGGAAGCGTCGCGGATCTGTGCATCACAGACCCGCCGTACAATGTAGCATACGAAGGCAGCAACGGCAAGACGATACAGAATGACAATATGCCAGAGGCACAGTTCGTCGCCTTCCTCACCGCAGCGTTCAAGTGTATGCGGGAAAACATGAAGGCAGGCGCACCGTTTTACATCTGGCATGCAGAAACCGAAGGCGGAGCGTTCCGTCAAAGCTGCACTGCAGCACTGGGCAAGGTGCGGCAGATGCTCATTTGGAACAAAAACGCATTTACGATGGGACACCAAGACTACCAGTGGAAGCATGAGGCATGCATCTACGGGTGGACGGAGGGCGCGTCTCATTATTTTGTCGATGATCGGACGCAGGCGACGGTCATCGAGGATAAGCGCATCGACATCAATAAGCTGAAGAAAGACGAAATGCGGCAGTTGCTGCGGGACATCTTCAGCGACAAGGTATCGACAACGGTACTGAACGAAGACAAACCGACCCGCAATGCGGATCACCCCACCATGAAGCCGTTGAAACTCTTGGCGCGACTCGTCAAAAATAGTTCTCGTCAAGGAGATTCCGTGCTGGACACCTTCGGCGGCAGCGGTTCTACTCTCATAACGTGTGAGCAGCTCGGCAGGCGTTGCTTCACCATGGAACTCGACCCGCGATATGCCGATGTGATCGTGAAAAGATACCTCAAATTCACGGGCGCAGACAGCGTAACGCTCATCCGAAACGGGCAGAAAAACATTGTGACTTGTTCGCTAATTCTCGGCGTTTAAGCTGGACTTTCCTTTTCTTTCTGGTATAATTGTCCCTACCAAAACACAGGAGGTCATTACCATGACAGAGAGACACATCCAGCAGATCAAAGCGCAGCTCCCCGCAGGAGAGCGCATCAACAGAATGTACCGCGCCTACGAGGGCGACACCAGAGTGATCACCCGCGACAAGAGCGGCAAGGAAACCCGCTACACGGTGAAGTGGAATCCGCAGGACAACACGGTCACCATCGAGAGAATGTGAGGTGGCAGCCATGACGATGGAAAAAGCAAGACAGGACTTCGAAAAGCTCATCGCAGCCAACGGCTTCACGGAGATGGCAAAGACCACCGATACGCACAACACCATCTACCATAGAGAGTGGACACGCGAGGTCGAGGTCGCATGGTACGGCAAGCAGCAGGACACACTGGAGATCCGCATGATGCTCTGCGGCACAGCGGTGCTGGCATCGGTAAGACGCAACGGCAAGGATGACCCGAAATTCATCCGCGACTACTCAAGCCCCAAGAGAGCGATGAACGCAGCGCGTGAGATCGCAACCTACGCGGGCTTCGAATGGTAAGGAGGTAGCGACCATGTGGAAAGAAGGTAGCATCCGCGTACACGACAGCATCTTCCACTACTGGATCAAGCAGTGGGACGAAGGCAGCCAGTTCGGCATCGAGGGCGGCAGGATCAGCAAGCTGTGCATGAAGCGCGACGGTATCGAGGTAGCAAGCTACGATCGCGGCTGGGACATCGAGCCGCAGGATCCCGACACACAACTCGCACTGGAGATCATCCTCCACGGCGAAAACTGGTAAGGAGGCAAGGACATGGTAAAGCTCACGAAGAAGGAACAGCGCAAGGTGCTGGAGATCGCAAAGCGCGTCGTCTACGGCGTGAAGGAGCGCGGCGACCTTGAAACGAGATACAGAGACAGCGACGACTTCCTCGACATCGCGGTGTGGACGCTACGCGAGGCGATGGAGGAAGCATACGCACTCGGCAAGGAGGACGGCAAGCGTGAAAAAGGATAAGCCCATCGTGGAATACGACCCTTACGGTCACAGCGGCAACATCTACTGGATACTCGGACAGGTCAGCGAAATCATGCGAAAGCAGCGGCGGATCATCGCCTTCAACGACCTACGGGACAGGGTTTTCGAGGCACAGAGCTACGACGAAGCCCTCAAGATCATCGGTGAGGAGGTCACATTAGTACGAAAACGGAAATAAAACCATAGCAGACGGCAGCGCGATGCGCTGTCGCTTTTTGTAGCGAGGAGGCAGGCAGTGGCAAATCAAATCATTGTACCCGAAAGAAAAATCATTACGAAGCCCTCTCTCGCAGACCGCGCGGTAGCGTTTATCAATGCACTCAAGCATACCAAGGGCGAATGGCATGGCAAGAACTTCGAACTGCTCCCGTGGCAGGAGACCATCGTCCGCGACATCTTCGGCACCGTCAAGGAAAACGGATACCGACAATACAATACCGCGTACATCGAAATACCAAAGAAGCAAGGCAAGAGCGAACTCGCAGCAGCGATCGCTCTTTATTTATTGGCTGGCGACGGCGAATGGGGCGCGGAGGTTTACGGATGCGCGGCGGACAGACAGCAGGCGTCCATCGTTTTCGATGTGGCATGCCAGATGGTCGAACAGTGTCCAGCACTGAAAAAACGTATCAAGCCCGTGCTATCACAGAAACGACTCGTATACACCCCGCTCAATAGCTTCTACCAAGTGCTGTCGGCGGAAAGCTATACGAAACACGGACTGAATGTACACGGCGTGGTCTTCGACGAACTTCACGCACAGCCAAATAGATTACTATACGATGTCATGACGCATGGATCGGGCGACGCGCGAAAGCAGCCGCTGTTCTTTTTGATCACGACGGCAGGCACCGACCGACACAGCATCTGCTGGGAACTGCACCAAAAGGCGCAGGACATCATCGACGGGCGCAAACACGATCCCAGCTTCTACCCCGTGATATACGGCATCGACGATGATGACGACTGGACGGATGAGCGCGTCTGGTATAAGGCAAACCCGTCGCTCGACATTACGGTCGACATCGACAAGCTGCGGACAGCGTTCAACAGCGCGAAAGAAAACCCCGCAGAGGAAAACTTGTTCCGACAGCTGCGACTCAACCAGTGGGTTAAGCAGTCGGTGCGTTGGATGCCGATGGACGCATGGGACAAATGCGATACAGTCGTAGATCCCGAATCTCTCAATGGACGCGAATGCTACGCAGGACTTGACCTATCGAGCAGCACCGACATCACGGCGTTTGTGCTTGTATTCCCGCCACGCAGCGATGATGAGAAATACATCATACTCCCGTACTTCTGGGTACCAGAGGATACGTTGGCACTGCGAGTGCGGCGCGATCATGTCCCCTATGATGTATGGGAAAAGCAAGGCAGCATCATGACAACCGAGGGCAATGTCATCCACTACGGGTACATCGAGGACTTCATCGAGGGACTCGGAGAAAAATACAACATCAAAGAAATCGCATACGACCGATGGGGCGCGGTGCAAATGAGCCAAAACCTTGAAGGCGCGGGCTTCACCATCGTACCGTTCGGTCAAGGATTCAAAGACATGTCGCCGCCCAGCAAGGAGCTAATGAAGCTGGTGCTGGAAGGCAGGATCGCACACGGCGGAAATGCTCCGCTCCGATGGATGATGGACAACATCTACGTGCGCACAGATCCCGCAGGCAACATAAAACCCGACAAAGAAAAATCGACAGAACGTATCGACGGCGCGGTGGCAACCATCATGGCACTGGACAGAGCGATACGGCATCAAGGCGGCGGTGCTTCGGTCTACGATGATCGCGGCATTATTTTTATATAAAGGAGAGACAAAGATGGGATTATTTTCTGGACTGTTCCGCTCACGGGATAAGCCCCAAAACAGAACCGCAGGCAGCGCATACACCTTTTACATGGGCGGCAGTTCTGCTGGTAAGACGGTAACCGAGCGATCAGCAATGCAGATGACCGCAGTGTACTCATGCGTGAGAATACTGGCGGAGGCAATTGCGGGGCTACCGCTCCACCTCTACAGATACAAGAAGGACGGCGGCAAGGAAAAAGCCATCGACCACCCGTTGTATCTACTCTTGCACGACGAACCGAACCCCGAAATGTCGAGCTTCGTATTCCGCGAAACGCTCATGACGCATCTGCTCCTCTGGGGCAACGCATACGCGCAGATCATAAGGAACGGTAAGAACGAGGTCGTGGCGCTCTATCCCCTCATGCCAAATAAGATGGCGGTGGACAGAGACGAACACGGACAACTCTACTACACCTATCAGCGATCGAATGATGAAGCAGCGACGATGACGGGATCAACGGTCATACTCAAGCCAAGCGACGTGCTTCACATCCCTGGTCTTGGCTTCGACGGGCTGGTCGGATATTCACCGATCGCAATGGCAAAGAACGCCATCGGCATGGCAATCGCCTGTGAGGAGTACGGCGCAAAGTTTTTTGCAAACGGAGCGGCACCGGGCGGAGTGCTTGAACACCCAGGCACGATCAAGGATCCGCAGCGTGTGCGCGAGAGCTGGCAGTCAACCTTCGGCGGCAGCGGTAACGCAAATAAAATCGCGGTGCTGGAGGAAGGCATGAAATACACGCCTATCGGGATCAGCCCCGAACAGGCACAATTCCTTGAAACACGAAAATTCCAA